TCAGAAATATTCCCCACCAGTCCGGTCATGGCATTGTTTACCAGGTCAGCAGACTGAGAGGCATAGTCCGAGGCGGTGTCAGCCCAGTTAGCGAATCCTTCACGCATGCCATCCGCCCAGTCACTTCTCTGAGCATCAGAAGCAGCATAGAAACCTTGCTGATCGCGCAGGCGCTCAGCGAGATAACGCTTATTCAGATCCAGTTCCTGACGGTATAGGTCTTCAGAAATATCACCTGACTGGTACTGCCGCTGAAGATCAACGTTCTTCTGCTGAAATTCCTCCCGGATGCGTAGCATTTCCTGCATACGTTCACGCATTCGGCTTCCCTGTCCATACCCGGTAAGTTCTGCCTGGTTAGATGCTCGCGCGCTGGCGTTTGAGTCAGCGAGGTTGGCTTCATACGCCGCTAATTGTTCGCGGATTTTCTGCTGTTCAATCAACGCGGCATTCTGCAACAGGGTTTGTTTTTGCGCTTCTGTGAGGGAAGTAAGTTCACCCTGACTAACCTGATATTTCAGTTTTGCCAGTTCGGTATTCTGACCAGCCAGAGCGATTTGCTCTTTCTGCTGCTTGATCAGCTTGTCATACGTATCAACTGTTTTTTCAGCGTCAGATTTAGGGCCTTTCTTCTGAGGTTTACTGGCTTCATTGTTACGCCACTCAGCCAAACCATTATTAATAAATTCGTTACGACTAGTTTGATAACGCGGATCATCCGCAACAAACCCTAAATCGTCAGCCGCGTAAGCTAAACGTGCACGCTCTTTTGCTTCTCCTTTTAATTTCGATAATTTTAGATCGCGGCGACTTTTATTTAATGCATCGCTTTGACTGGTATTAAGCTCAGCCTGAGGAAGACGCATCGGGGCATTTACAAGGCCCTGCCTAGCCATGAGCAGGCTATTACCTAGACTCAACAGGCGGTTAAATTCTGTATGCTGTCCATTCATCACCAATAATGATTGATATGCGCTGTTTTGCTCTGCCGCTTGCTGTCTAATCAAGGCGATCCGTCGATGCTCAATACCTTCAAGAACCTCCTGTATAGACTCAGATTTTGCCTGCATCTGAGCCAAACGCTCCTGCTCAACAACTAAAGAACTCGTTGCGTTTGAAAGTTCACGTGTGGCGTCATCAATACTTTTCAGATGGTTAATCATATAACCACCTACAGTTACCCCAGGATTTGCCAGCATATGCTGATAACCGGCAATCTCTTTCTTTAGTTGCCTTACTTTTTGGGCTTGCTCATCAACAAGCCTGTTTTGTTCATCCAGAGCCTGCCGGGTCTTTGTTTCATTATCAGAAACCTCAGGCAGAGACATGGATTTAGTCTTAGCGCGAACTTCTTCTATAGTGTTTGCATATTCCTGTGCTGAACGTCTGGCTTGTTCTTGATTCTGATACATGGTGTACCATGCACCAGCTCCAAGCAGGACCAAACCGGGTATTCCGCCCACCAATCCAAGTGCACCACTGATCAATCTTGACCCAGCAGAGCTCACATTATTGAGCGTTGTTTGTGCTGCTGTTCTGGCTTGAATATTTCTTGTTAATGATTCCTGAGCTGCGGATAATCTTTTCTCGGCAGCTGCTTGGGCATCTGTACCACGAGCTGCAATCAGTGCTTGTTGGGCACGATATACAGCCGCCCTGGCTCTTGCTGTAGAAATCTGGGTTCCCCTGAGCTGGGCTTCAGCCAATGACACCTCGCTTTTTGCAGCATTTAACAACTCAGCCGTCGCAGATGCTGCACCAGTGGCCATTCCACCAAGCCAGCGAGCTGTACCGACAGCCGCTAGCGCACCAGCAGCCATTGCTACAGTATCAATATTGTCAGCAACACTATTAAGCGCACCGGTTAATACCTTCGTTGTTCCTGTAGCTTCGTTAGCCCCGCCAACCCATGCCATGAAAGCATTTTCTATCTTCGTAGAGGCAGCAGAAACTGTCTGAGGCATGGAACCGAACTCATCTCTCAGCGTACCAAGCTGGCTAATTAATGCCGGTACCACCTTGTCAGAAGTAAGCTGGCCTTGATCAGCCATTGCTTTAAGGTCTTTTCGCGCGACGCCCATTCCAGTTGCGAGCGCACGAATAACACGATCCCCATTCTCGTTTACGGAGTTAAATTCTTCGCCAGGCAAAACACCTTGAGCAAGAGCCTGGCTGAACTGGGTGATAACTGAACTTGCCTCTGCAGTGTTGGCTCCTGAAAGTTTTAATCCTGTAGAAATCGCTTCGGTAACCTTTAAAACCTCTTCGGAGGAATAACCGTATTCACGCATTGAGGCAGCGGAACGCGCAAACAAACTGGCATTGTCTGAAAAAGTCGTACCTGTGCGCTGGCTGATCTCCATCAGAGCACGCTGAGAAGCAATAAAATCATCGTTAGACTGGGATGCCTGCTTCAGTCTGGCGTTCACGGAACTCCATTCGTCCGCAAGTGAAATAAGGTGACCTGTTGCAAACGCTCCTGCAAATGCCCCTGCCAGCCCAAGAGCAGATGCCTTTGCTGTGTTAATCTGATTGGTAACCTCCGCCAGAGCTCGCTGTGTTTCACGCGACGCAGCAGCAGCCTGTCGTCCGCCATTTTGCATAGACCGATAATAGTCCTGCCCCATTCGAGAGGCGCGTGATATCTCCGTCTGGAAAGATTGAGAATTGGCAGAAATTTTGATTATTAATTCGCGTAAGGTTGCCATTTATCCAAGCTCCAGACGTAAAAAAACCGCCGAAGCGGTTTTATTTTTATTGTTTCCAGACCTTTTGTCTGGCCTCTTCAAGGTATTCTTCATCAGTTTTAGGTGGAGGTGATCCAGCTGCCAAATCACTGCCGCAGTGTTTACATTTAATGGCTTCGCTTTTGATTATCTCCGCACAGAACGGACATTTCTTCATACCCTCGTTTTCAATTAAGTCTTTTTCTTCAGCAGCAACATCCTTCTTTATTACAAGAGAATGCACGAAAGCAATAATAAACAAGAGGGCACCATACACCCACCAGGCAAAGAAAGAGCGGCCTTTGCTATGAGCAATCAAGGCCGGAATTAAGCCGATGACAATTGAAACAAGTAAAATTTCCATATTTTTGATCCCAGAATAATTAGTCGAACAAATCCTAATATTTTCTGGGCTAAATGTCACTGCGTCGCAGCTGTAAGCGCCGCCTCAAGCCCGGCAAACGGGTCTGCACCTTCTTCATCAGGATCACGCTGCCAGCGCAGCAGCATGTCGCTCATCGTGGCTTTTGCACCTTGGGAATTGAACACAGCCGTTGCAATCTGCGCCGCCTGAATGTCTCCCCGGATATCACCTATTGGGCTGTGTTTATCAAATTCAGCCCAGAGCCTGAGCTCACTGGCAGACATGGTATCCCGAAGCTCTGATAGCGTGCGCCCCATGCGGAGCGCAAGCGACATCAGAAACCGCATGCCGGGCTGTGCTACTTTCCCTCAGCTTCCTTCGGGTCAGTGGTCAGATTAAGAGCCTGGCGCAGCAACCGCGCATGAACAGGGCCATACACCGCTTCAACATCGGCAAAATCATTTTTGCTGAATACCGGTTCACCCTGTTCGTCAAACAAAACATCAATAAACAGTGTGACATCTGCGCGGAGATTGCGGTGCGCACGTTCTGACACGGACAACTCACCATCAGTATCACCAGGTTTAATCACGTCCTGCCAGTGCAACCATGCTTCTGCTGATGGTTCCCGAAGGACAACCTTCACACCATCCCATTCCGGAACAGTAACATCAGTATGACGAAATGCTGACGCTCTGGACAGTGCCAGTTCTTTAAGACTCTTAGCCATTTTTTATCCCTGATTAAAGAAGATGAGTTATGCCACCGTTACTGTGCAGGTTGATGAGGTAACTTTTCCGGCAGGCGTGGAGGCGTCAGTAACCTCACAAACATAATCACCGGCATCACCTGCGGCAGTGTTTGACTTGTTGAACGTTGCAGTCGTCTGCCCACTAACTGCGCTACCGCCCTTCTTCCATACGTAGGAATAAGGTGTGGTTCCTCCCGCTGCCACTACCGTCAGTGATAAAGCTGATCCAGATGTTACGGATTTGGTATCAGGCAGATCGGTGGTAAGGCGCAGCGCGTTATCAATTTTCGTTGGCTTACCTTTCAGACGTAGCGAGAACGTTGCAGACACTACGCTGTTTGTCCCTGAAGACCAAGTGTGCTGGCGAACTTCAGCCAGGAACTGGAAGCCGATCCCGGAAGGGAAAATGATTTTGAAGCCATAGGTGGTGTCGTTGTCATATGCTTCACGCAGGGCATCCTGTGCAGGGTTAGAGTAAAAGTTACCCGACAGTGAGATTTCTGACTGAGCGCCCAAGCCGTTAATATTTTCCTGTTCTGTAGAACACAGCGTTGTGACGTCGATATCCTGTTTCTGGCCACCAGTGAATTGCACCTCTTTAATGGTGCACTGCAAATCCAGATACGTTGCTGAACCGACCGTTTCTGGCGTTGCCGGGGCAGAAGTGATCTGAATCTTCGTGCCCTGTGATTTTTCATAAAGTGAGGACATAACTGTCTCCTGAAAATAGAAAACCTGCCGAAGCGGGTCTGTGAGTTAATGGATGTGTCAGGCGATTACCTGAAATTCCAGCGTTGACCGGTAATACCGGGACTCTGGTTCATAACTGGGTGTTTTGCTTATGTTGGTAGGATTAAGTGGTTTAACTGCCTGTAATGCCATATCCCGGATTATGCGTGCCTCGCTGATCGTCAAGGCATACACGTCAACCTGAACAGAAACGTTAGATTCCGCCTGTCCACACAGAACATCAGCGGTCACATCAGAAATAAGTGAAAAAATTACCCACGGTGGAGAAATTGAAGGCTGACCGTCACTACCCAGCGGAGCAACGTAAGGGTAAACCTGCCCACCTGCCAGCGGCGCCAGCATCGAGTAGAGATCGTCTTCCGTCATTTGCTTAATACCTCGTCAATCGCCTGGTTCATACGCCTGATCGCGACCTCCGTCGCCTGCTCCAAGCGAACATCGAACGCGGGGCGAACAAACGGATGAGGCGGCATATTTACAGTCCCCATCTCAACAAACCGCCAGTAAAACGCATTTCGCGGATCGCTGGCTTTCATGGTGTTGTCGCTATTACCGGTTCGCATGTTGCGACCACGGATATGTACGCCGGAAGTAATTTCACCGCGGCGTCGTGAGCGCTGAGTCAAAACGACCACGTTTTTCTTCAGTTTTCCGGTTCTCTCAGGAGCGCGTGCGATCACTTCTTCCTTAAGCACTTCTGCCCCGGCGCGTGTGGAATCACGCAAAACCTTGTTATTTTCAGCGCGGCTAAGTAACTCCAGGTCTTTTGCTATGTCATTCAACCCGGAAAAATCGAGGCTCGTTTCAATCATTTTTCGGCACCCTGCTTGCATAAAATTTCGATCTGAACACCGCGAGAATCAGAAATCGGTGGGCCAATGATATTCAAAATGGCACCCTTGAACGGTCCAGTGATAACCCTGAGTCTGGACGCAGCAGTTATATCGTTACGAAATCGTGTCCAAACCCTGATAGTGGCTACAGCGGTTTCAGCACCGGCCGCTACAATTTCACGGCCACTGATGCCTTTGACTTCTGCCCATGTACTCGCACCGTCATGCCACGTTTCAACAGGCTGACCAGAAGGATCTCTGGATGTTGTGATGTTCTGAACTACCACCCTGTCTCTCAGTCTTCCGGCCTGCATAAAATCCTCCTACAAACCGTAAATTCGGTATGGCTGAAGCAGAGCTTCAACTGCAAACGGGACATCTGTAGCGGTCTGACCGACGGCCACTGATTCTCTGTTGGCATACCAGTGACCTATCAGCAGTAACATGGCCGCCTTAACATCATCATTGAGGAGAATCTGGTCCGGGTCTTCTGCGTAGCCTGGGCTGCTTTCATTTTCATAGAGCGTGCGGCGCGTCCATGTCTGGACGTACCGGGCTGCCGCACCTGAGTAAATCTCCAGCAGAGCATCATCACCCGTAAAATCGGTATCAATGCGACAATGCTGTTTCACCACAACAAGCTCAAGCATCACTTTCTCGCCTTTTTGTCTGCTTTTGCTTCCGGCTGTTCCGGCTGTTCCGGCTGTTCCGGCTGTTCCGGCTGTTCCGGCTGTTCCGGCTGCGCAGAGTTATCGACCTCAATCAGATGTGCATACCCTTTATTAATCAGTTCGCGTCCGTGCTGCTCAATGGTTTCGAATACCGAGCCTTCGGTAACCACGTCGCCGTTTATATACAGCGGCTTTTGTGCAATTATTTTCATAGCTCACTCCCATAAAAAAGCGGCCCGCAGGCCGCAGCAGGTTTTATGCGCCAGCAGGTGCCGGGACAGTGAAGGAACCATAGATGAATGCTTCCGGACGTTTGACTGCCAGTGCCAGACGCTCTTCACAACGAATTGAGATCATGTTTTTCTCAAAATCGTCGGCGTTTTCAGTGGAAATAACCACATTGGCATCCTCACGATCAAAAATCTGCGCACCAGCGTTAAATGCGCCTGTCAGGAACTTGCCCTTAAATGCCGCAGCTTCGGTCGCCACCACCGGAAGCCCCCACAATGTCGGGCCAGTCAGACCTGATGGATTGGCAAGGATGTAACGCCCAAGCGTGTCTTTAGTGAGTTCGATTTTTGCCCAGTCGATAAAGTGCAGAACATGCCCTGACGCCGGGAAGCGCGCCAGTTGCGCCTGCAGCATTGCCAGGCGCAGGTCATCAATGCCGTTTTGCTGTTCAACCCTGAATTCTGCACTGAAGGCCGAAGCCTGCGGAACGATACCGTGCAGATGAACGCCGGTACCGTCACCAAAAAGGATTTCCTGCTCTTCAACATATTTCAGGCCGTAGCGCATTTCGGCATCAACGGTGGACTGTAGCTGAGCGAAGTCATCCAGAATCTGTTTTGACGCCTTGAACATATGCGCAATGGTGGTTACCGGGGTGATCTTCGTGGCGAACGCAATATCGCTGTACGGCTTGGTGGTGTTCTCCGCAACCACGGCGGCTTTGTTGGTAAACCCCGTTTGCTGAACCCAGAAGATTGCCGGAGATGATGTGCGACCAGGTGCAATCAGATCACGTATAAACAGGCGTTGTTTGGGGGTAGTATCAATACCCGGCAGGCGCTGAGGCTCTACCACGTCTTCAGCGACACCGGAGGAGATAAGTGCAGCGTTTACCGGGATGCTGACGCGTTTCCCTCCTTCCACGCTGGCGGAAAATGTTTTAAGAGCTTCCGCAGAAATGACCTGTTGGCCAACCGTCTCAACAATATGTTTTGCATTGGCCAGCGGCATCTGCGCAACATGCTGCTCAAGTTCCCCTATTGCCGCCTTCAGCGTTTTTTCAGCTTCACGCAGGGCGTTAAATTCAGACGCCATCTTGTCAACGGCTGCCTTTGTTTCTTCTGACAGTTTGCCGGACTTCTTCGCTTCTTTAAGTGCATCTTCAGCCCTGGCATTAAACTTATCCGTCGCTTCTTCAATGCTGGCGGTAACTTTTTTCAGAATTTCATTTACTTCAGACATAAAAGGTCCTTATTTGACTAACGCAGCGAGGGCGTTTTCAAGAGAATTGATGATTTCAGGTTTTATTTCTTCGGCAGCGCCCGGCGTGCCGTCATGGTTGGTGGCAGCGCCAGACATGCCACCGGACAGGGCTTTAATCAGTTTCCGGCGTTCAGAGCGCGGAGTGTTGGACTTTGCCAGCAACGCATCGAGCTTACGCAACGCTGCAGCAGGAGTTTCGTCACCGTCACTTACGGCATCAGCAGAAAGAAGGCTGTCGGCCAGACCTTTCTCCACGGCATCGCTACCGCCGATGTAGCTTTCGGCATCCATCAGTTTTTGCACTGTGGCCATATCAAGCCCGGAGCGTGCGGCGTAAATGTCAGCCATTGCGTTATCAAACGGTTCGAGAGAGGCAGATAATTCAGCAAAGTCATGCCGGTTACCCATTGCCACCACCCAGCAGTTGTGGATCATCAGGAAGGCCCCACGACCAATCTGAATATCATCCCCGGCCATCGCGATAACAGAGGCAGCGCTGGCGGCAATACCCAGCACCTTGACCGTAACTTTCCCCTGGTATTCACGCAGCAGGTTGTAGATGGCCAGACCTTCGAACATGTCACCGCCAGGGGAGTTGATATTGACCGTGACGTCGGCGCCATTCATCGCCCGTAGCGCACCGGCGATACGTTTGGCTGTTACGCCTTCCCCCCAGTAATCCTGCCCGATAACATCAAAAACAGAAATGCTGTTATCGTCGGTGGCCGCAGCTTTGATCCCGCCGTTCCAGCGGTCCAGTGCGGACGGTAATGTTTCACAGGTAACGCGCGCGCAGGGGCGACCCGCCGGCGCCACCGGAAGTTGTTTTTTGCTCATCAGGAAAGTGCTCCTAAGCGGCCTGTTTCAGCGGAGATTGTTCAAAGGAAATGTCGGGGAATATGTGGTTATGCAGCTCTCGCAGAGCCAGCGCCTGAACGGCAGGGTTGCTGCTTTCGAGATTTTTCAGTTGCGTCAGGTTGAGCTGAACGGTGTAAATATCGCCCCCTTCTATCGGCGGCATGTTCTCAAGACGGCGAACGTCATTGCGAGACATCCAACCATTCTGCAGTGCGCTGGTATAGTAAGCAGCACGACCAGCGCTATCGGCGCGCAGAAGCCCTTCAACGGAGAACTCAGCAAACAAGTCCTCATCACTGTTCAGAAGACAACGCGATATTTCCTGCTCAATATTGACCAGGAGAGGACGCAGGGTATGAGTCAGGAACAGCATGTTCATCCCTTCAAGACTCGAAGCCCAGCTGGATTGTTTTGTCGTATGGCCGACCATAAATGGCGGTACGCGAAACCAGCGACAAATTTCCTCAATACTGAATGAACGGCTTTCAAGGAGTTGCGCGGCCTCCGGGTTCATAGTGACATTCTGGTAAGTCAGTTCATTTTCCAGAACCATCAGTTTCCCGGCGTTTTTAGAACCAATAAAAGACTGAAGATTTTGACGCAATCTTTCTCGCTGTTCCTTATTAAGCGCCGTTTTTGAAGACAGGAAACCGGTACTTTGCAGGCCATTTTCGAAGATTTTTGCTGCGGCTTCATCAACCGACATAGCAGCGCCGAAAACGTCAACCCCGGCCATTGTCGGCATCATCCCGCACACACCATCAAGACCAAATCCGCGGATATGCATCATCCGGTCTACTGGAATGATCCGCTTAACGCTATTTTCCGTGTATGTATACTGTAACTTCCCGCTATCGAGTCGCTTTACAACCATATTCTGCGGAAGTAACGGCACCAGCGATACCAGTTTGCTGCCGATATATAGCTTCTCGACAAATGCATTACCACGCAGGCAAATACTGGCCACAATCATCAACATGAAACGGGAAGGGGTCATTTCCGGGTTAGGACGCCTGCATAATATCTGGTAGGCGGGATTGTTCTGGGCCAGCTTTCGCGATCCATCAGCCTGCCGCTCGTAAATTTTAAGCGGAAGCGTGGAAACTGACTCACTTAAGAGTCTTACGCACGCCCAGACAGCAGAAAGCCGGATAACTTTGTCAGCGGTAACCACTTTTCCGCTACTGCTGGTTCCGTACCACTCCCGCCAGAATTCACCGGTCGTCAGGCTTATGGGAACACCAAGCCAGTTTAAAAGAGCGCTCTTAACGCGCCCTGGTTGCTGTTTATTCTTAGCCATCAGATACCCACTATGATCGGATCGTTAAAAAAGCCCTCTATATCGCCATCATCAGGCTCATAACCTTCTGCAGCACCAATTGCCATCGCCGACGCAACCACACCATCAATTCGACCAGTACTCTTTTTCTTGGCGAATATGCGGTTTTCTTTTTGGTCGGCTTCGGTTACGGCGGAAGCAGCGTTCCATCGGAGGCAGGGGTTTGTTTTAATAATGATTACGCCATCATCGAGCATCTGTTCAAAAAGTTCGATGGAATGAGGCATCCACAGTCCTGAATCCTGTGCCTTGTAGTATCCCTGCCCGTGAGGAATAAGCGGTACTGATACAGAAGCGTTTTCCAGTTCTGGTTCAAGATATTTGATGCGGTACTGGTCGAAGGCGATCGCCTTGATATCGAACAACATGGAAAGATCAGCAATACGTTCAGCAACAAAACCATATTTCACCGCCTTTCCAGGCGTAGTATGAATATGCCCTCCCCGTTCCCATGCGTCATAAGGTACGCGGTCTGTTTTCGCTCTATCCAGCAAAGTATCTTTTGGTGTCCAGAACTCCACCAGCAGCTTTCTTTTTTTAGGGAAAAAAAGCGCCAGAGACGTAAGGTCGCGAGTTCCTGAAAGGTCCAGGCCGCCATAACATTCTTCTCCCTGCAGCTCCTGCAGGTCAAAGTCCTCTTCGCACCCCATCCACACATCGCTACTCATCCATGGGTTATCGGCATCCACCCACTGACAGAAGTTTAACCGCCGAACAATGCTTTCCTTCGACGGCATCCCCCGAGCCTGAGTAACCTGCTCACGCAGGTAGCGATCGGTAAAAGTATGACCAAGAGAGGGGTTTGCTTTTTTCCAGCAGGACTCGTCCTTGAATGGGTCTTCTCCTTCGTCCAGGGAACAAATGAAAGAAAAGAAACTGTCATCCTCAATCGAGCCTTCGGCAACTTTACGCCCATACTCGTGATAGTCGTAGCAGACGCTGGTTTTGTCGTGGCCGCTGTTAGTGATCATGAAAATCAACGCCTGGCGACGACCTTTCGTCCCGGCGCGCATCATTTCCACAACCTGGTTGTTTTTGTGCTCGTGAATTTCGTCAATCAGAGCACAGTGTGGGCGTGGCCCTGACTGCCCATCATCCGAACTGATAGGCCGGAAAAATGAGCCGGTCTGAAGAAACGCAAGGTTCCACTCTTTCCCGGCGCCGCCTGATTTATTTATTCGCTGTGCTAACGCTGGGGACTGATCCACCATCGCGACAGCATCACGAAAAAGGATCATGGCCTGGTCTTTTTTCGTTGCTGCTGCATATATCTCGGCACGAGGCTCCTTATCTGCTGTTAGACAGTAAAGCCCCACTCCGCCAGCCAGTGGTGATTTACCGGAACCCTTACCAGATTCAACGTACACCATGCGAAATCTACGATAACCATCCGAGTTCTTCCAGCCGAATATCGACCCTACAATAAAGCACTGCCACGGTAGCAGGTTGAAGGGTTTACCTTCATGCTCACCGCCGTTGAGCTTCAGTACCTTGGCAAAAAAGTCGATGGCGCGCTGCGCCGCTGCAACATCCCATACCAACCCGCGAGCATGGCAGGATTCCAAATCTCTGAGATGTCGTTTACAGGAGTTTCTGATATCGGGACCGGCGATTTCTTTGCCGGAGTCTACATCCCGCGCATATTGCGTGGCGGGATCAACCGAAGAACTGGTTGAGCGGGTCTTCTTCTTTTTCTCCACCATCCACTTTCACCTTCGTTCTGGCGGCCGGAGTCAGACCGAATTCAACCAGGTAACTTTTAAAACGTCGATCAGCATCCGCCAACATTGCTACTGCCGGGTTCGCCTTAATCAAAAATCCCCCTTCAGTCTGGACTGTATAAGTTCTCCCTTCGTCCGCGATCGTCAGGCGAAGCTGAAGGATATCTGCATAGATATCGCAAAGACGCTCCAGCGCCAGTGAATCGGCAACTGTAAGAATACCCATGCCATCAAGTAAAACTGTGAGCCTGCCCCACGCAACTTTTCCCCAGTCGCTAAGATGTGCTGGCGGGCTGGGGATTTCTTTTGCTGGTTGGGGCTCTTTATCGTTGAGTTTACGTTTGCCCGGATTGCCGGTTACCACTTTCAGGTGGGTCGGTTTCGGGCGCCGTCCTGCCATCGGAACCTCCCGGAAAAAAACTTTTCATTTCGCGGTTGTGCAAACAGAGGGGGGCGGGCGGTCACGCAGGCACAAAGCTGTGAACTTTTAACCCGCCCTCCTCCTTCATAGCTGCCACACATATGAGAATTGTTATCGTCTGAACCAGTGCGATGCACGGTCAAGTGGAATACCGTTCTCGTCACAGCCCACGACGACACCGCGTTTCTCCATTCGTTGCTTCGTAGAGTCGTGGTGCTGCTTACACAACCCCTGCCAGTTCTTCCGGCTCCAGAATAGCTTTTGTGCCTTCGCTATCGCTTCGGCGTTTCCACTATTCAGTGCCTCTTTCAGTTTGTGCGGAATGATATGATCGACCACCGTTGCCGCCGTCACTCTTCCCTGCTCATGACACATGACACACAGCGGATGAGTACGAAGAAATATGAGACGCTCACGGTCCCATCTGCTGCCGTAGATACGGGGCGATTTGTTCATGTGATTACCCTGCTTACAGACGAAAGCGTCTATTTGATGTGCGCGTGTGATGCGCGGTGAAATTTGGGCATAAAAAAGCCTGACCGAAGTCAGGCTGTTCTGTTTATTGGTTGACGAATCATTTCAGGCATTGCGTACTGATGTATTCCTGCAATGTTCTTAGCGCTGATTGGTCACTGATAATCCCATCTCTGATACTGAGAACGTTTCGTCCAGCAATTGAAGAGAGTTCGACGGTGGCATCATTGCCCATGCCGGAGGCGCTGGAGGTTTCGGCTGTGGCTGGCAATGGACACTTGCCTTTGACGAGCACCCTGCCACCATTATCAAGCTTGTGCTTAAGAGAATCGTTCTGAGCCTTAGCATCAGCAAGTTCCTTTGTGTATTTGGCATCAAGTGCCGCTACGTCTCGCTGCCGGGTTTGCATGTCATTGATGGTGGCATTTGCCAGAATGAGTTGCTCTTTGGCTTTATCGCGCTGGTCTTTGTAGGTGATGGCGTTACTGCGGTAGTGGTTAACTGACCAACCAAGCGACACAATGATGCAGACAACCGCAGCGATGATGATTGCGACTATCCTGCTCACTTGTCACCCCACATACAGACTTCGCGCTCAATCTCTCGTCTGGTGATAAGCCCTTTCCACTGCTTTCCGCCAGCATACGTCCAACGGCGTAATTGTTCGCACGCGCCTTTAATGTCACCCTGGTTGATTTTGTGCAGTAGTGTTGAGGTCTTGAAGTTTCCGGCACCAACGTTGTAGACGAACGAGTAAAGCGCACCGCGAGTTGTTTCGGGGATTGGTACTTTGATATACGGGTTAATTTGCCTGGCGACCGTGTTCAGGTCTTTATTCAGCAGCGCCTTACACTCAGATTCTGTGTAAGTCTTGCCGATCATGATGTCGTTCCCGGTATGCCCGTAACAAACTGTCCAAATACCAACAACATCGCGGTATGGCTTATATCTGACCCCCTCCAGACCATCATTACCAGTTGGCCCAGTAATCAGTACAGAAGCTATTGCGATAGCCCCACCACCAACGGCTGCCAGTACGCTTTTTCGAAGGGTGCTGTTCATCAGATTTCCTTTGGTGCTTTCTGACCGAGTTCGGCGATAACCGTGGCTGTAGCTGATGGATTTCTGGAGTCGGTTTTATTCAAAATGTCCTGCAGTATCTTCGTTCGCTTCATTTGCTCACGCTTGTTGAGCCGGTAAGTCAGAACGCCGAGGATAATGCTGAACGCGACGCCAATGATGAAGCCCCAGTCCTGTAGAGAAAGACTGGCAAAGAAAGCCGCAAGACCAGCGCTACCGTATGAAGCATTGCTGTATCTTTCGTCCATCTTCATTTTCTCACCCCCTGAGTGCGGGGATCTGTTCAATTTAGGAATTAACGTGGTTGTTGAGTGAACAAATCCAGGATACGTTTATCAGTAACGTGGTTTGTTCGCGATTAACGGCGTGAGCAAATCAGGCAGGAGGCTGTTAGCGCAGTCTCTTGCCGCCCACTTCACGAAGCCCGGCCATAGTGCTGGGCTTTTCATATGTGTAAAACGCCCTACCCGTAACCACGAAAGTTAGAAGGCATCTGAGATGTTCTGGTGTTTGGGAGGGCGCTTTCAGAAATGTCGCGCCAGAAATGCAAAAAGCCCGTGGTTTTTGCCTCGGGCTTTCTTTTTAATCCATCTTAACAAAGGACGGATTTCTACTGTTAGGGTTATGATATTCTACTTTTCGTCATTTTGCAAGATGCAATCGTTATCGGAGTAAAACTTAGCTGGTAACTTTCGATAAAACTACATTTGCAGCAGACTCCTCCATTTCAACCTTGCTAATTAATGACTCATAGAATGGCTTAATAGCCTTATCCCATACGCCTGGTGAAATTGCATCGGTGAACTGACATATTGCACGAAAGCATGAAGCCGCGGGTATGCGCTCATACCCACGCCCTGAGCACTGCTTGCAGGATGAATAAACTGGAACGCCCTGTAGTTCTGATTTCTTCCTGTCCAGCGCTACGCCACGCCCGCGGCATTTAACGCAAGATGTAGATACAACACCTGCGCCATTGCATTTAGTGCATAGTGATTCCGTTACCTCCACAGCCGTCCTTGCAGGAGTTTTCTCACCACACCCGGGATGCTTAACGATTCTCTCCTTTTTCCTTAAGACTCCGCGCCCATTGCAGCAAGAACACATGGCATTACTAGCCGCCGATCGGCAGTAATCCTGATACGCGAAAGTTGCGAGCGTTTGCACTACTTTCCCTTTAACATTGGTATCAAGTTTGCGTAAGGCAGCCACCTTGTCGCAATGCTTCATACCATGCTGTACCAGTAACTGAATTGCCTTCCGTTTGTCGTTATCGCTCAGGTTCATTTTGCCGCTGAAAGCACTGAACCCGAGCGGAGCGCGACTTTGAACCATACCAAATGCTGCCATCACATCGGTATTAGTCAGTGAGTCTGATGCCGTTGCTCTCGGTGAATCTGATAGTTGAGGAGACTTCGGAGAGTGGAATTTCACAGTGTTTTCCAAATTCATGCAGCATCGCCTCCCGATGTCTTGTTCAATCCAAGCCGGTTCACCAGTTCACGCTCTCGCTCATGCAGATAATCCATCGCCTTCTGGTGTTGCTCCGTCATCTCTCTGACGCTGCGCAATTCAGCTTCGTCACGTTCACGCTGCTGTTTCGCCTGGTTAATGCTGGTTACGGTCATAAATACCTCTCCCGCCCTGATGAATCATTAAAACGCCGTTAACGATGGCGTGATACCTGGCTTCTTTGTCGTACAGATAACGCCTGACTGTGTTGCGGTGGCACGATAAGCGCCGTGCTACTTCTGTCTGGTTTCCATATGTCTCTATGAGCATGTCTGGAATGGTTTTGATAGTGTGTGTCATGCGGCCTCCCGGATAACCTGCTCATGACTCAGATATTGACCCCAGCAACTGACCAACAATCTCGCTTTCACAACGGCTTTCTCTTCGTTGCGCCACCTGCAGAACCAGTTAACAGCGCCTTCCATTTCTTGCCTGACCTTGCCGGCATTGTCGAAATGCAGCGGATAGACAACATCATCGAAAATTGCCGCAGTGGTCATTGGGTATTGGATTTTGCTCATGCTGCCTCACTTCTGCTGTCACGCAGGTATTTAAGCTTCTGCTGATACTCCGCCTTAATCGCTTTGCATTCTTCGATAGTCCAGCGATGGCGGTTATGGTTTGATTCGATTTCGTCTACCGCGGCCTGACCGATACGGTTAATAAGCTCGACGCGATACGGAACGAGATTTCCGCTTTTATGCTGGTTGCACACCACGCATTGCTTGTGAATATTGCGTTCATCAAATCGGAGTTGAGGTGCCGCAGCAGTTGTCCGGTAATGTCCGGCATCCCACTGAGCAGACGTGAGCGTTCCGCACGAGATACATGGTAAGTCTCGGTCTCTTTCTCTGATGTAGGCGTTTACGGCTTGTTGGGCTTGTTTAATCCAGTAACTGCGGGGTTTTAAGGCGAGCTTTCGAATCTTTAACCTGTCTTTCTGCTGTTGCTCCTCTCGTCGTAGCTTTTTGTCTGCTGCTTTTTCCGCTTTTTCGCGTTCTTTGCTTCGTCGCTCGAGTGCTATCTTGGTTCCACACTCTGGAGAGCACCACCACTGATTAGCGAATGCAGGGTGAAACCATTCCCTACATTCTTCGTTTTTGCATCGTCTTCGCGCTGGTTTAGCCATCGTCTTCTTCCTCGTACATTGAGCTATTCGGATCGCTCATCAGTTCTGCGCAGCAGTGCTCACACACGTGAACTTCCAGCACATGCAGTTTCTGACCGCAGTTAGCGCACGTTAAAGCCCGCTCGACGCTTTCTTTCTGGTATTGAAGGGATTGGGATGGACTAAGCATTATTGGCGTCCTGCATCATGAGAAAGACAATCATGGCGGCGCGGAGAGGTCTGGTATCAAATATTGGGCTTACGCCTTTTGCATCCACACACCATTCAGTTAACTGGTCTAAGATAGAAATCCTGTGTTTCTCAATAATCGGCCATGAGGCACTCGGATCATTGCAGTAATCAGGTAAATGGTTTAATGGCTCAAAAGTTGTATCAGCGTTTCCGTAATACCATTTGTTGGTGTTATTCCCTGACGTTTCCGGCTTACATGCCCAAAGGCCTTTAAAAATTATGTCTCCTACCATTCGGTTAATTTCAAAATCACTTAACTGTGAATAATCCATTGTCATTTCCTCGCACGTTCTCTAAGCCACCGGATATCCCACAGGTGAGCCGTGTAGTTGAAGGTTTTTACGTCAGATTCTTTTGGGATTGGCTTGCGTTTATTTCTGGAGCGTTTCGTTGGAAGGTATTTGCAGTTTTCGCAGATTATGTCGGTGATACTTCGTCGCTGTCGTGCAATACGTCCTCCTTCGTCTCTGGCAGCGGGAAATTACCTACTGGCGACCGCTCACATCTGATACACCATTGGTGCCAATAAGGTTGATTTGGCCGGAATCGATAATCGTCTTTGCTTTCTCCGCAGCGGTAACATCGTTTCATGCAACTCTCCCTGTTCGTTGTGACCACTCGTACTCTCGCCGGGAATCATCACTCCATCGCACGTTACGCTCTGAGCCGAACCAGAACATAATTTCGATAAGCTCTGTCATGCTCGCCTTCCTCATCTTGCTGGTACGTACCCCAAGAAGAACAACGCCACCGTCTATTCCGGGTACGCTTCTTTGCTCCATCTTTTTTGTCTTGAGCCACAGCGCGGTGAAGATGTCTTTCCAGTCTTCCGGAGACAGTCGTTGACCATGCCAAAGCACCTGACGGGAGACGTCCTGAAGCATCGGCCACATACGGTCGTTCTGCGCTTTGGTTCGCTTAGGTTCTTTGACGTGGACTTCGTGGGGTGACTTGTCGTCGATTGGTAGTGAGAGAATGGCGTCTATGGCGTTATTTCTGATTGCTTCGTTGCGAAGCAGGAATAATTGCTTCACTTGCCCTCCTGCTCTTCTCCTTGCGCTTATCCGCGTAATACCGGTTTAATTCGTCAGACATCCTCTCTCCGATAAGCGGCCATGACTCAAACCTCGCATTCGCAAAATTCTCAAGCCATCTCGCAAAATCATCCAATTTATCTGCTAACCAATAAACAAAATCTGACAGCCATACTGCTGAAGCCAAAAAGATACGATGCGGATTAAGGATGAAAATAAGCGATATTTTCATTCCTCTTGATACTTTACTCATACTCACTCCTTCACTTTGATTCCAGCGGCGATGATGGCTCTCTCAACATCGCGCTCATATCTCATTGGTTGAAAGACTCCATCAATGAAATATTCGTCGTCAGCACATGCTGCCGGAATTTCAATTTCGATTGTCTTCCTGCCAGCCTGCCATCCCTTCCATGCTATGTGCAGCACATAATCCAGATAGCAGTTTCGCCTTTCATCCCATCTAAGGTCATCAGACGTGAACTGCATAACTTCTAGCGCCCATTGCTCGAAAGCCTTTCTTGATTCATCCATATTCCTCTCCATCAATGAACCTGCTCGCCATCGCTAACTTTCAGACGCATTGTTCCGTCTTCCCATTCGTGCAGATACTCCTTCTTGTTCTCGGCAGCCATAAAACCACGGGCATAAGACAGACAGTAATTCATTGACATCCTCCCCCACCTTCGCACTTCGTGACTCAGGAGGGGGATTCCCATTAGTGGGTGACGGCTGATTGCTCAGCGTCTGGTTCCTGCTTCAACGGGCGGTCTGACTGCACCGTCCCTCCACAGGCAAGTACGGCGTGCCCCGCCGCTAAAATGTTGCGAGCGCCGTTTACATCGGCGTTCGCTGTATATCCACAAGCCCGACACACGAATTTACTTTGTGTCAGGCGGTTTTCTTTCGCTGTATGACCACAGCACGCGCAACGCTGGCTTGTGTACGCTGGCGGAACAGCAAGCACCTGACCACCACGCCAGAGCTGCTTGTACTCAAGCTGGCGGCGCATTTCATACCAGCCCTGATCCAGTATCGAACGGTTTAAACCTGATTTTGCCCGAACATTGCGCCCCGGCTGGCTGACCGTACCCGCTGCTGACTTTGACATGTTGCTGACCTTCAAATCCTCAATGACTATCATTGCGTGGTTTTTGCTGATGATCGTTGTGACTTTATGAAGGTAGTCTCTGCGGATATTTGCGATACGGGAATGCAGACACTGTATTTTGCGTTTCTGCTTCTGCCAGTTGTTGCTGAATTTGACCCTGCGGCTTAACTGTCGCTGAAGTCTCGCCAGCTTCTTCTGGTTTTTCTGAAAACTGTTTACAGGTTCAAAGACTGTGCCATCTGACAGCGTGGCGAGTTTAGCCACGCCAGCATCCAGACCGACTATCGTTGTGCTTGTGTGATTTGGTTCTGCCGTTTCAATTTCAACCTGAAACGAGATATACCACTGTCCCGCTAACTGACTGATTGTTGCATTTTTGATTTTACCGTTCACACGTTGAGATTGCCGGAATTTTACCCATCCAAGACCTGACGGTAGCTTCACTCTGCGATTTTCAAGGCAGCAATATTTCTCAAAGTTCACAAAACGGATTGAGTCTCTGCCCTCATTTTTTCGTTTCCATACCGGAGCCTTAGCTGCGAGCTTTTTATCAAAACAACGTTTCCATGCGGTATGCAGGTCTTTCAGCTTTTGTTGCAGATTGTCGGTATAAGCATCCTGTAAGAAGATATATTCCGGCATTTTTTTCCACACTGTAATCATCCGGTTCAACTCGAAAGCCGAAGGTAACTTTTCGCCTGAGCCAAGTACGCGCTTTGTCTCCGCAAGACCTAAATTCCAGACAAAACGGGCGCAACCACATAACTGCCGCAAACGCTGCGACTGTTCATGCGTTGGTTCCAGTCTGAATTTGTAGGCTTTCAGGATTAGCATCATCATTCAGTGTGTAGTAGATTTTCTTGCAATATTACTGTTTTTACGGCCAACCTCAATGCAAAAATACAAAATCAATCGTTCAAGACATGCTGCCTTCCTTTTGCATGTTCATCTTGTCTTTGTAACAAAATACCGTCGAAAGATACTGGGAGAGTTACACTGTGCAGCATTCCATCAGTATGCAGCAGAAGTCTGCCGTGATTTTGGGGCAGAACTTAAAGAAAGTAACGGAGATGTCGATCATGTCCACATGCTGATCGAATACCCACCAACAGTGCAGCTTTCGGTACTGGTTAACTCACTGAAAGCAGTGACATCCCGCCGTCTGCGAAACGAATTTCTTGATTTGCGGGGGGCATACGGAAAAGCCGTGCTCTGGTCGAGGTCATACTTTGCTGGCTCCTGCGGAGGTGCGTCGCTGGAAGTTGTGAAGCAATATATTCAACATCAGCGAGGCTGAGCACCCTTCGGGCTTTTCAAGCCCGTCCAAATTCCCCTCCCGCCTTATGTCGGCGGGAGTACCCTTTGGAAGTTAAGATGGGCTTTCTCCGACCTTAGCCAACGCATCCATAGCATCACAAAATAATTTCTCTGCTTGTTTCTTTCTCATCATTTTTCTCCACCACAAATAAAAAGGCCTGCGATTACCAGCAGGCCTGTTATTAGCTCAGTGATGTAGATGGTCATCAGAATCCTCCTTTCTTCTTGGAGTGCGGTTCCTCGCGTTCACGGCGGCGCATTTCAGCAGACTGTTGGTCTGTGTCATAAATAGCGCCATTTGCCTGAATGCAATACACCGTGCCGGTATTGCCATGGCGATTTAGACGAAGGATTAGTTCGGTTTCACCAGGCGGAACGCTGTCATCAAAAGCACCTTCACGATGGATACCAACCCAATAATCGCAATCCTGTTCAATCTGCCCTGTATCTCGGGAGTCGCTTGGTAATGGGCGTTTATTGGTTCGGCTTTCCAGTGCGCGGTTAAGCTGCGTCAGAAGCACAACAACGCAATCAAGCTCTTTGGAAAGGTTCTTCAGTCCCTTAGTAATCATGCCGTAAGCAAGGTCGTTACGATCGGACTTTTCAGCGGTCATTAGTGTCAGGTAATCGACCAGAATCATGCCAACACATCCTTTTTCTCGCTTGATTCGACGGCTTTCGCTGATGATTTGAGCCAGAGATAATCCCGGCGTGTCGTCGATGTAAAGCAGGTCGATTTCACTCAAGCGATTGGCTGTTTCGATCGCCCTGTTGAAGTCACCATCGTAATCACCCTGATAGCCGTCATCAGCGTCATTTGTCGCCGGAAGGTAAAAAATATTTGGGTTAACACCTGACTTCTGCCCTACCAGTTTTTCCAGTATCTGGTCACCTGGCATTTCAAGGCTGAACATCAGAGCGGGCTTTTTCTCATGAACTGCGCAGTTGATTGCCATCTGGCTGTATAGCGTCGTTTTACCCATCTTAGGGCGAGCGCCAATGACAAACAGAGAGCCTTTCACCAGACCTTTCGGTGACAGCATCCTGTCCAGCGATGGGATCCCTGTGCTCATTCCTCGTTGTTCGCCTGACGGGTCAAATCGCTTCTCAAGGTCGCTAACCCAGTCTTCCATGACCTCACCAAATGAGCGAAGGCCGCGACGCGATCCGGTTTTTGCATGGTCTGTCAGTTGCGTGAAAATCGCCTGAATAGCTTCGTACTTCTGCGTTGCAGTCATTCCGTTGCGGGAATAGAGCAATTCCGTCGCTTCAGTCATGCGGTTGATGGCGTAGCGTTCCATTGCGGTTTCACGAACCTGCATTGCATAGGCAACGATGTTTGCTGCGCTTGGCGTGTTCTTTGCGATCTCAGCGATATAAGCAAAACCGCCAACTGACACCGCTAACGATTTACGCTCCAGTTCATCGAAAAGCGTCAGGCCATCTACTGGCTTTTGCTCCCGGTGCATTCTGGTTATTTCTTCGAAAAGGATTTTGTGTGGTCGGCTGTAAAATGAATCAGGCTTCAGCATCGCCAGAACTTTCTGGACGCGCTCACTGCTGTCATCATCCAGAAGCAATCCACCAATCACCGCCTGCTCCGCCTCGATGCTATGTGGCGGCGCGTAAAAATTATCGGTCATCGTGTTCACCCTCACGAACTTTCAGGTAGGTATTATCGTTAAGCAGGAAATCAAATCCCTTTTTGTGCCAGACGGTTCCGCGTTGATGGTTTTGGCGCTCTTCGAACATCCATCGGCAATTTTCGCCTACGTAGCTCAGATAATTTCTCCAGTCCTGCATCGTGAACCCATGCCCGTCGAGTTGGCGTGTTATCACTCCGGCTTTTCGCCAGAAAGTTCGGATCTGGTTTTTACGTTTGTCATTCAGTGCGCGAACCCTGGAAGCTTCAGGAAGTAATTCGTGGTAAGCATCGACAACATCCTGACAACTGAGAGCTGATTTTTTCTTGTCAGGATTTTCGTCTGCTGCGGTACTCTCTAATACGTTAGTATTAGAGATATTATTTATATTATTGTTTATGGACAATCGTTGGACACCCGTTGGACAACATTCGCTGTGAGCCGCGTCATTACTGGTGTTTGCGTTGGACAATCGTTGGACATCCGTTGGACAATTTGGAGCCTGAAAATCATCATATTTCAACACTGTTATCAGGCTGAATTTTCTCCCTTTCGACTCGATACGAATCATTCCATTCCCTTCAAAAGAACGAAGCAAACTTTTTACTTTGTTATCCGGGATGAATGTTTCACTTACCAGTTTTGGCCGTCCGGTAATTAGCTGTCCTCGCTCAACCAACATCTCACCAATGTCGGTATTTACGACTGCCGGAGAGTGATTGGCTTTCAGTATCAGGTGCAGGAAAAGATGCACAGCCTGAGAATCCTTGTATAGCTTGCTATCCATGAATTGGCGGTGAATCAAGGCAAACCCCTTACCGCCATTTGTACGCGGCTTCTGGAGCCTTCTGGCCTCTCTGGCTTCGGCTAGATTGGATATGTTACTCATGACCTTTCCTCTTCAGTATTAGCTTCACTTTCTCCAACTCAGCCCGAAATCGACCAGGCTGTTTGAAGCTGGATAAGAACCGATCACGTAGTATGTTTTTGTGTAATTTGTCCTGGTCAGGACTGAGTTGTTTTGGCATAATTACTCCTGTGGATTGATCCAGTCTTTCTACATCAGGCCTCGAAGAATTCGCCGTTCTTCGGGGCTTTTTCTTTTGTCAGCAGATGCGCAACTTTCTTTGCCAGTTCTGCCAACTCCTCATCCTCGACACCCCACTCCAGAACCGCCAATAACATCCCAATCTTCGGAATGAAATCGCCTTTCCATCGTGAAATTTGAGATTCGTTAACGCCTAACGCATCAGCGACTTTCCGCTGACCACGAATAGCTATCCGGTTAAGGATGCTGCTGGTAATTGCGTTGGCTTTCTTGCGAGTGCCTGTGAGTTCCATATGTGAACATTCCTGTAGTTAATAGTTAGTTGTGCGCATTCGTTGATGCGCATTGAAATAGATTTACCGCGTTGTCGGCGGTTCAGATTGGTAAAGAGCGTTGATACTTAACTTGCTGCCAGTAAGTCGGCTAAATCAGGACGAAGTTCTCTGGCTTTAATTCTTCCTCCTGTAGCTTTTACGATTGCTGCCACATACTTAGCGTCAATGCCGCCACCATGTAACCAACGCCATACAGTTGGCTGCTTAACTCCACACAAAGAGGCGAGTTTTTGCTGGCTTCCTGCAATGGCAACAGCTTTTTGTATTGCTTTGTTAGTCATTGCTTATTCCCTTTCGTATAACACACAACAAATAATAGCAATGAGTATTAATCAAAGCAATAGCAAAACGTGTTTTGACCATTAATACGCAAGCGTATAAATTGAATATTATGAAAAAAGAAACTCTCTCTGACCGTCTCAACAAGGCAATGGAACTAGCTGGTATGTCTCAAGGTGCTCTTGCTAAAGCGTCAGGCGTTGCTCAGCCAACGATCTGGCGTTTGACAAGTGGAAACGCTCGTGGGTCAACAAAGATTGTTGAAATAGCAAACGCGTTAGGTGTTAGTTCGGAATGGTTGTCTACCGGAATTGGTCCTATGAAAAAAGATGGAACTACTCCGATAAACGCATCTCCATCATCAAACACATTTAAAATCGATATCCTAGATCTTGAAGTTAGCGCGGGTCCTGGCGTTATCAATCGAGAATTCGTGGAAATACTCCGCTCGGTTGAGTATTCGCAGGACGATGCCAGACACATGTTTGATGGTAGAAAGGCTGAAAATATCCGCATCATAAATGTGCGTGGGGATAGCATGTCAGGAACTATTGAACCAGGAGATTTGTTGTTTGTAGACGTAAGCATCAAAAACTTCGATGGGGATGGGATATACGCCTTCCTCTATGACGATACCGCACATGTTAAGCGGCTCCAGAAGATGAAAGATAAACTATTGGTCATATCTGATAATAAGAGTTATTCAGCTTGGGACCCAATTGAAAGAGATGAAATGAATAGGGTTTTTGTCTTTGGAAAGGTGATTGGAAGCATGCCGCAGACCTATAGGAAGCACGGTTAGCCAGCTAATGGCCTGATGAGACATTCTGGTGATGTAGAAAGACGAAATCATTAGCGCTTGCCCGCCACAATTTAACAAGGAAAATCAAATGGTTAATCAGATAAGACCCATATCACCCCGCCAAGGAAACCTCCAGTTATTTCCTGTAAAAGAGGTTGAAGTTGAAGGCGTGGCAATGGGAGTTCTTAACGATGGAACGCCATATCTTACCGGCCGAGGACTGGCTGAAATGTGTGGCGTGCATCATAGTGTAATTCAGGATATTTCTTCTGATTGGGCTAGCGAACGCCTTAAACCTCGTGGAAAAAAAATCGACACTGTTCTCCTTGATCAGGGTATAGATGTTGACTCACTTTACATACCATCTTCAGAAACTAAGCGGGACCATTATCCATACCCTGATTATGTTTGCATGGCAATTCTTGAGTATTATGCGTTTGATGCAAGCCAAGCAAACAACGCCACAGCTCTTAGAAACTATCGTCTTTTAGCAAGGCAAACACTTCGTGAGTTTATTTTTAGAAGTGTTGGTATCGATCCAAGAAATCCAGTAAGCGGCGCCTGGAAGTGCTTCCAAGAGCGCATTATCCTTAATGATAAAATCCCAGCCGGGTTCTTCAGTGTATTCCGAGAGATGGTGGATATCACTGTGCCTTTGATTAATGCTGGATTTGAATTGGGCCCTAAAACTGTTCCCGATATTAGCGTTGGAACTCGATGGGCAAACCACTGGAAGCGCAATAATCTGAGCGAAAAATACGGGGAAATACAGAAACATCCTCATGTCTATCCGGACTGGTTTCCGCAGAGTAAAGCCGGGAAAGTGCCAGCGAATATATATCCCGAAGAAGCTTTAGGTGAATTTCGCAGATGGCTTAGGGAAGACTATGTCCCAAAAGGTTTTAAGGATTATCTTGCTGATAAGGTCCAACAAAAAGTCATAGAAAACGCCAAAGCCATTGAGGTTTTGGAAAACCTACAAAGACCTGAGTTACCTAACAAGAAGAATTGATCAACGCCCGGCCATTGCGCCGGGTTTTCTTTGCCCTACTCTTTCAGTAGCTTCACGGCAAGTTTCATGCACTGCAACTGGTCACCTTCCCACTTATCCAGCCCCTTCGCTAACTCAGTTCGTATCACGTCAGCTATAGCCACTCGCTTAGTCTCATGACCCTCAGCAACCATAGCAAAAACGACATCACCGACAATCCTGCACATTTCCTGATAGCGCAACTGCGCCAGTTCCTCGTTTTTCACACAGATTCCTCGCTCGTTTTTTGTTCAGAACAGTATGGCATAGAGGATTTATAAAAATAAATTCATTTTGCTATCAACAACATAATAACAAAAACCATTAATTAATAGCAAAACGTATTGATATGAATAATACTCAATGCTATTGTTTAGCCATCAGCAGGACGCTGTTAGCCAAACGGAAAGGCAACGCTCTTTAACTTCGATGATGCGCTGACAAAGCGCGACAAGATACCAAACGAGATGGGTTTGGACTGGCGTGTGGTGGAGCTTAGGCCTAGCTGTACCGATCGGGCCGGACTGAGAAGCCACTTGAAATCAGGAAATTGAGACAGGTTCCTGCGCCAGTACCAAAGCCATTTCACATGAGGGTAAACAGATGCGTAAGCCAAAAACCACTACAAAAACAATTATTCATTTCACCTTAAAGCGTCGTCCTGAAGGCAACAGAAATGGAGACGAGCGAGGTCGTGTTTGGTTTCACAAATATTCGTTTTTAGATAAACCATTTTACCGGGCACCACGCCTGTTACGTCGTCTTTCTTTTAACTTCAACCAATAAAATATCTTTAGGGATCAATCATGACGGTAATCGTGTACGGGAAGTCAACGTTTGCAGGCAATGCTAAAACTCGCCGTCATGAACGGCGCAGAAAGCTAGCCATAGAGCGCGACACCATCTGCAATATCATCGATTCAATTTTTGGCTGCGATGCTCCTGATGCTTCTCAGGAGGTTAAATCGCATCGTGTTGACAGGGTAACAAAAGCAGTTTCACGTGCCGGGAACAAGGTTAAGCAAGAGAAAGTAGAGCGCAAGCAGAACCGAATTTACTACCACGATGCTAATCCGCTCGGAAATAAAATCCACGCCGTACAGAAGCAGCGCGGAAAATCAATTCCGGCTTATTACGATTGAGATGAGATATGGAAGACGAATTTGAAGAGTTCGAAGAGCATCCTCAGGATGTGATGGAACAATACCAGGACTACCAATATGACTACGACTATTGATACCAACCAATGGTGTAGTCGCTTTGTGAAATGCAAAGGCTGCAAGCTTGATGCTGAATGCATGGTGAAGCCTGAGGAAATGGCTCTGGTGAGAGAAGATGGAAAGATTGTCGATAAATGGGCAATTAGAACCACGGCAATGATTGCAAGAGAACTGGAAAAACTAAAGGCTACATAGTCGGTCTTCTTTTATCTCACTTCAAATATCTAATCAGGTCGCAATGCGGCCTTTTTTATTGCCAAAATTTAAGGAATAACAACATGACCAAAGAAATTGTGACATTCAAGGGATTTAACAAAGACCTAAAGTGCCGTGGCTTTCAGTTTGCAATCGGTGAAACCTTCCATCACGATGGAAAAGTAGAGGCTTGCGGTTCTGGATTTCACGCCTGTGAATGTCCTTTCGATGTTTTCAGTTATTATCCGCCGGCAGAAAGCCGCTATGCGGAAACAATATCTTTTGGTATTATAGACAGTGAAGAAGGAGGTGACACTAAAATAGCCAGTTCCAGTATCACAATTAAGGATGAGTTAACGCTTCCTCAGTTCATTCAACGTGGTATCGAATGGATTTGGAGCAAGATAGATAAGTCTCTTGAGCAGCAGATCATGTGTGGCAACCGGTCAGCAGCAACCAACACTGGCAACCGGTCAGC